CAAAGACCTGAGTCTCAAGGCGGTCTCTGGTTTACTGCTAATGTACTTAAAATAATCGAGGAACTATGAGTTCAACACTAATCGCAATCATCGGCATAGTCTATCTAGGTGTATGTATTGATCTATTCCTTAAAGGAAGTCTGGGTCTAAGCATTGCATTCTTAGGTTATGCTATCGGCAATGTAGGTTTATACTTGGAGACAGTAACTAAATGATTCGTAGAACAATCTACCTTGCGGGTCCAATGGAACACGTATCTACTGAAGAAGCTAAAGGTTGGCGATCAACAGCAACCCACCTGTTAGCTCACTCTTCAAACATACTTAACCCATGCAGACGTATTCATGCATTTCAACCTAAGTATATGAAACGTATATTTGAGCTTGATCTTCGTGATATCCGTGAGTCTGACTTAATCTTAGCAAACTTAAATAATCCAACTGTTCCTAAACACGGTACAGCTATGGAAGTATTCTATGCTGCTTATGTATTAAAAATCCCTGTTGTAGCGTTTAAAGAAGACAATACAACAATTCATCCTTTCTTTGAATCCCTTGTAACTGAATGGAGGTCTACTGTCGATAAAGCTTGTGATACAATTCTTGCGGAGTACTTATGATTATTAAATACATATGGATCGGATTAATTTGTTTTGCCTCACTGTGCGTAATTGCACAACTCTTTCGTAAACCTAAAATACATATCTAATATGCCATACATAACTGAAGAAGCCCGTCAATCACCACACATGCTCAACTACGAGCCACACTGTGCAGGTGAATTAAACTTCCTAATCACAACATTCATTCGTGACTACTACAACAAAAGCCCATCATATCAGTCTGTAAATGATGTTGTTGGCGCACTTGAAGGAGCTAAACTAGAGTTCTATCGTAGAGTTGCCGCACCTTATGAAGATACTAAAATCATTATGAACGGAGATGTATACTAATGGAAATCACAATGAAACCAAAACCAGTGCCACAGTCACGTATCGACAAAATCCTATCACATTGGGATGAAGAAGATTTCTTTGACATTCAATCTAAAAAGTTGCTTGAAAAAGAACGTATAGAAATGGAAAAAGGTTGGTCTGAAGCATTCGGTATAGAATACAACAAGGAAATTGATATGGAATCTGCTAAATTAGATGCTATTAATCCTCCACACTACAAGAACGTAGCCGCAGGTAAACAATACATGGAACTCATGGTTGACATGCTTGAAGGTAAGTCAGGTGTTGAAGCTCACTTGTTCGGTCAAGTGTATAAGTACCTGATGCGTTGTGGTAATAAAGACCAAGAAGTCCAAGAGTTAAACAAAGCTCTGTGGTATCTTCAGGCACTCATCAAGTACAAGTCTGAAGGTAAAGTCATCTGATGAACCACATCAAAACGGTAAAACGTTTTGTCGCTGGAAGTATTAAGTTCTTCGACATCTATGAATGTACTGTAGATGAAGTTGATACTTATACTTCTAGCACTGGCAAATCTATGGTTAAAGTGTCTATTGAAGGTAAAGAGTATAATGGTCTGCACAACAAGTGGGTCTATGAATATCTCTGTGCTAACGAAGGACAGCCATCTTTTGTAGTCTTCTGGAAAGCCCCTAAAGGTGATCCTATGGTAGCCTACGTTAAAGAGATCTGGCAGAATCACATTGATGGTACTCCACAAGAAACTGTCTATCTAGCAGATGATGCTGAGGCACATAAACAAGAGGGTGACTCTTTCCTGTATATGTGGGTTAACAAGGATACCGATAAGAAGTACATTGGTAAACACAGAGGTAAACCTGATGATGGCTATGTATGTTCGTCTGAAAGCTTCATGGCTGAATACAATGAATGTCCATCGAGATTCATCAGGACAATCCTTGCATATGGTTCTGATCAAGAAATGCTTGAGTTAGAAACTATAATGCTTCTGCAGTTAAAGACTCGTATGAGTCCACTGTACTATAACCTGTCAAACAATCTTAATAAGGATAATTGATATGGCAAAATCGCATGCTGTTAAACATGATTTCACTATTAAATTAGGTGGTCAAAACTATGAGATTCAAATTAGTCCTAGCACTAACTATGGATGGTTTGAACACAGAGAACTTGGTGACGAATCAGGTGGAGGTCTCTGGTTTGATCGTGGAATGTTCCTGATTGACTATGATGGTGTATATGAGTTACCCTCAGAAGTTAAAGATAGTTTAGTCAGGTTTGGTTATATTGATCCTTCGGAGGTTGAACAATGGTAATTAATATTGATGATGAAGTTGCTGATCAGATTGTATGTGAAAACATTAAACAATCTTATAAGTATTTATCTGACCCTAAATACACTGAAGGAATGTTCAGTCTAGATGGATATGAAAACTTAGTCAGAATAAATCTCTTACGCAGAGCTATGGAAACAGTATACGAATACTATTCTACAGACAAACTTGATTAAAATCAACACAACCACAGTCGGTACCTTATAGATACACACGGAGAAACTATGACAAAGAAGTATGTTGTGACTTGCTGCTTTGAAATTCTGCATGATGAAATCCAAAATGCAGACATCGAGACTTGTATTCATGAACTTGTAAAGGAAGATCTAATACTACACACAGCTGGAGAAGATTTCTATATTGTACAAATTGAGGAGGTAGCACTTGAATCGTGATAAAGCGTATACACTGTATACAACAGCTGAAGAATGTAATGAGGTCTCTCAAAACATTATGAAGGTACTGAGGTTTGGTCTTGATACAATCTATCCTAAAGATGGTAAAGAAAGTAACCGAGATAAACTTGAGGAAGAAATGGGTCAATTAATGTTTTGTCTTAATCACTTAATATCCGATCTGGATTTAAGTGAAGACAATATCATGAATGCCTATAACGAGAAAGCTAATACATGGTTAAAATGGAAAGCCTATTATGTTAATTGATACAGCACAGGAAGGTGTAGTACGAGTTACTATTGACTTCTTTACCCCATTAACAGATGAACTTGAGTATAAACTACACTATATTCTAGATAGTATAGCTGAACTTGAGTATGACTATGACAGAGAGGTAGAACTTGAAATCGCAAAGTGACTGGGATCTGTTCTATATGCGTATTGCTAACCTGATTTCTCAGCAGTCATACGCAGAAGATCGTAAAGTTGGTGCTATCATTGTCAAAGATGATAACATCATTTCATTTTCATACAACGGTACACCAAGAGGGACTAATAATGATACCCAAGTATATGAGGTTCTCCATGCAGAGGCTCAAGCAATCGCCAAAGTATCCCGTTCTAATCAATCTACTTTGGGTGCTACTCTTTATAGTACTCTCTCCCCTTGTATTGATTGCGCTAAGCTTGTCTACGCTGTTGGGATTCATCGAGTGGTTTTTAGAGACAATTATAAATGCTCTAGAGGAATTGAGTTCTTAAAATCTCAAGGTGTTATAGTTAATAACACACAAATTCACGAAGCATTCATTGATCCAATGTTGCTAATTAACACAGGGCTATACAACAATGACTGAAACAACAGCACTACTTGCAATTAGTTTAGTAGCGTTAGGCGCATACAACTGGCATCTCCATACAATCATTCAAGGTCTTAACGATCAACTCGATAACTTCCTTGAGATGGTCATGGAGATGGCTAAAGAACTACAAGAACTTGGGTCACCTAATGTAAAGGTAGTTGATGACAAAATCAAAGAAAACCTATGATAGACCTAAGAATATCCGTGTAACAGTAGCTTGCTTACCTGATGCTGAAAAAGACGTAAGGCAAATGTTCTTCGATTGCCTTAATGATTACAGCAAACGTTTCAAGGTGCCTATCACGGATAAAAAGTTTGTAGTGCATATTTGCTTAGTTGAATATGAAGAAAACTCTAATGAACAGGGATTAACTATATACAATGATGCAGATAGACGTATTCTTATTCAGTTAAGAGACCCACTACTAAACGATTGGGGTCCAAACCACTTTGTCATGGATAAGTTTGTTAACATTCTTGCCCATGAGATTGTACATGCATGTCAATACCTATGCAATCGTAAGATACCTAAATTTAATAAACTAAGTTACGATAAAAAAGATTTAAAAGAGCAATACTTCTTTGATCCCTCAGAAATGGAGGCTCGAATGTTGGAGGCTCCATACACATCATTCTACGGGAGTATACTCAATGAGTAAATTAAGGCTATGTGTAGACATCGAGACCAATGGTTTCATCCCAGATGTAAATAAGATCTGGTGTCTTGTTGCTGTTGATTCAGACAACGGGAATGTCTACTCATTCTCAGACTATGACGATGAGCTACCAAGCTTATCTGAGGGTCTTGACTTCATATCCAAGGCTGATATCGTCTTTGGTCATAACATTATCGGTTATGATCTGGTAGTACTAGACTATATACTTGGATTTAAACTACCTGAGACAGTTAAGGTAGTAGACACATGGGTCTTATCCCAACTAAACCAGTATAAGCGTGAGCATAAGCATGGTCTAGAGGGATGGGGTGCTAAACTAAACTATCCTAAGCTTGAATTTACTGAATTCGATAAATACAGTAAAGAAATGCTTACATACTGTATCCGAGATGTTGAACTCAACGTTAAGGTATACAAGGTACTTGCTGAAGAAGCTACTAACTTGATTCGTAAATACCCATTGTACAAGAAAGGTATCGAAGTTGAAACAGAGTTTGCCAAGATCGAAGCTGACATCAGAGCTAAAGGCTGGATGTTTGATATGGCTAAAGCTCAGACACTCTTAACAGAGATCAACAACAAGTTAGATGCTATTGAAATGGTACTTGAACCTAAGATTGGAATGAGGTGTATCAAGACAGATGGAAAAGACGAATTCAAAGAACCCGCATGGCGAAAAGACGGGTGCTATACAGTCGCCACTGTTAAACACTTTAATCTACCGCAAGAGTCGGGAAGAACTGAAAGACCTATTGAAGGAGCCTACTGTAGAATCTCTTTTGAACAAGGTAAAGTCGGATCAATCGAAGTAGTTAAAGATTGGTTGTATTCTATTGGATGGGTACCTGACGAATGGAACGTGGAGAAAATCAATGGTAAGTTTGTTAACAAGTCACCTAAGATTACCGAATCTTCTCTTGAGAAGCTTGGTCCTGATGCTATGCTTGTCAGTGAATACTATACTATTAGGAGCCGTAAAGGTATTCTTGAGGGTTGGATCAATGAAGTTAAAAACAGTAAGGACAATCGTTTACATGGTCGCATGTGGACTATTGGTACACCTACTTTTAGGTGCCGCCATGAAGTCGTTGCTAATCTCCCTTCTGTTGACTCTGTATATGGGAAAGAGATGCGAAGCCTTCTTATATCCGAAGCAGGAACAACCATTGTCGGTGCTGACTCGGCTGGAAATCAGATGCGTGGTCTTTGCCATTACATACGTAACGATGAATTCACTAATGAGGTAATCAATGGAGATGTTCACCAACGAAATGCAGATGCTCTTGGAACTAGCCGCAAACTTGCTAAGCCTTTTCTTTATGCTTTCCTGTTCGGGGGTGGTGATGGTAAGCTTGGTCTCATACTTACGGGTAAGACGGATGCGAAGACGGGTAGAACTGCTAAAGAAAAGTTTGAGAACTCAATCCCAGGATTAAAAGAACTCAAGGATAACCTGTCAAGTCTCTTTGATAAGACAGCTAATACATTTGGTAAAGATAAAGCCTTCATCAGAGGTATCGATGGTCGTATGGTATTTGTAAGCTCTCAGCATCAAGTACTTAACTACCTATTACAGACTGCTGAAGGTGTCAGCTGCAAGGCGGCAGCAGTATATCTAAGAGACAAACTAAAAGAACGTAACATCCCACACTACTTTGTTCTACACTATCATGATGAAGTTGCTGTTGTAACTAAAGATGAATATGCAGAAGAAGTAGCAGAGCTATCTATCGAAGCATTCACTGAAGCACCTAAGTGGTTTGGTATCGAGTGCATGGGTGGTGATGCACATACAGGTAAAACATATGCAGAGGTACACTGATGATTGAATCAGATGATCAATTCGACATTGCAATTATAGATGCAGATAGTATTCTGTATCAGATTGCTTACATGCAACCCTCTCCAGCGTTATGTCGTAAAGCTCTTGACGATAAGTTAAAAGAGATTATGACTAACACTGGAGCTATTGCTGGTGCTGTCTTTATTAAAGGTAAAGACAACTTTAGGTATCAAGTAGATGCCGCCTATAAAGGTAATAGGAAAGATAATATAGAACCTGAAGTTAAGGATCGTATTGAAGACTTATATGAATACTGCAAAGAGTTTAGTATACAGTCAGATGGTGGTGAAGCAGATGACTACTGTGGTATTGCCGCTGACTTAGCAATAGGTGACAACAAACGTTATATTGTATGTCATATAGATAAAGACCTTGACTGTATTCCTGGGTGGCACTATAACTTTCGTAAGGATACGTTATACTATGTTGAACCTGAAGACGGATATAGGTTTCTTATGATGCAGATCTTAACAGGAGATGCAACAGATAATATCCAAGGCTTAAGAGGTGTTGGACCAAAGACAGCTGAAAAGCTTATCAATGGTGTACCTAATACCCACTTGTGGTCAAGGGTTATTGACATCTGGAAAGAAAAATGTGGTGATAATTGGGAACCTTTCTTTTTGAAATGTGCTAACTGCATATACATCAGAGAGAATGATGAAGACCTTAAGCCACTATCATTTGAAGAACTAAAGGAAAGATTATCATGGAAGATTACGGACACTGGATTGCCCTCACAGAGCGACCAGCCAACGCCTTCGGATTCATCTATGCAGTCTTTGGACCAACTGGAAGACAATACATCGGAAGAAAGCAACTCATAAGTGAAACATCTAGACTACCAGCAGGAGCTAAGCGCAGAGTTAAGACTCGAAGAGAGTCTGATTGGCGAACTTACACATCCTCATGCAGAGAATTACTTGATGATATTGAGCTATACGGACTTGAAGTTTTTACTTTTGTTATCTATGACTGGGTATACGGAAGAGGAATGCTTACATATCGGGAAGTGCAGGAGCAATGGCAATGTGAAGTCCTTTCAAGAGATGAAACAGCTGATGGAGAACGTCTCTGGTACAATGGAAACATCGGTGCAGTAAAGTTTTTAAAACCTAAATCATGAAGAAGAATAAACCTATTAAACCACTTGAGAAAGAAATCCCTTCACTGAAAGATGATTTCAAGAATCAATTTAAACGTAAGAAAGAAACCCAACAAGAAGCTAAAGATCGAAGAGAACGTATTAGAGAGTACAAAGACAACAGAGACTGGAACTAATATATGTCAAGGTGGATTCATACCGCTTGCCCTAAGTGCAGCTCATCAGATGCTTTCTCTTATAAAGAAGATGATGAGTTTGGATACTGCTTTTCATGCTGTAAATCAGCACCAACAGACCCTAACTTTAAACCAACAGTTTATCACAAAGAAAACTACGATATGCACACAATAGAGGAGATCAAAGAGTATGACACAAGAGGCTTCCAAGAAAGAGGTATCACCAAACCCGTATCAGCTCACTACGGTGTTAAGGTTTCGTATGCTGAGGATGGTACTATCAGTAGCCATTTTTATCCATATACTAAAGACAATAGCATTGTTGCCTATAAAGAGCGTAAACTACCTAAGACCTTTATTATTCACGGTGAGTTTAAAGGTGTACAGTTATTCGGTCAGAATGTTTCAACGGGTGGTAAACGCATTATCATCACGGAAGGAGAGCTAGACGCACTAGCTGTAGCTCAGGCTCAACATGATAAGTATGGTAGGTTCTACCCAGTAGTAGCATTACCTTCTGCATCAGCCACATCAATGATCCTTGAACAACGTGAATGGTTACGTAACTTCGATGAAGTCGTCTTGATGTTTGATCAAGATGATGCAGGAAAGAAAGCTACAGATCAAGCCGCTAAGATCATTGGCTATGATAAGATCAAGGTAGCATCATTACCTGAGAAAGACCCTTGTGATGTACTGATTAAGCATGGTTCAGCTATGCTAATGAACTGTATCTTTGATGCACGATCATTTAGTCCTGCTGACGTAGTTAAAGGTGAAGCTATCTGGGAACAATACCAGAGAGTTAAATCAACAGAGTCGCTACCTTACCCTCCATGTATGGAAGGTCTCAATGAAAAACTAAAAGGTATGCGTCTGGGTGAGATTGTTTTGTTTACTTCAGGCACAGGTTCTGGTAAGAGTACTGTAATTAAGGAAACAGTTCTAGAGATCTTAGACAAAACTACTAGCATGATTGGTATGGTATCTCTAGAAGAATCTGTTGGTGATACCGCACAAAAGTTTATTGGTATGCAACTCAAAAAGAATATATCTATAGAAGATGTATCCGATGAAGAACAATATGAAGCATTTACTAAAGTATTTGGTGACGAACGACTAGTGTTACTTGATCACCAAGGTTCTGTAAGTGATGAATCATTGATAGATAAGATGGAACACCTTGCCCTAATGGGTTGTAAATATATTATACTAGATCACATTACTATTGCAGTGTCTGAGGGTAATGACAAAGGTAAATCAGGTAATGAAGCTGTTGACTCGTTCATGAGCGACCTATTAAAAATTGTAAAGAAACATAATGTCTGGTTAGGCGTTGTGTCTCACCTACGCAAAACAGGTCTGGGTCAAAAGCCTTTTGAAGAAGGTGCTATTCCGTCAATGGATAGTATCAAAGGCTCAGGCTCTATTAAACAAATTTCATTTGACATCATTGCTTTTGCACGTAATATGCAAGCAGAAACTGTAGAAGAAAGAAATACTATACAACTTGCTGTACTAAAAAGCCGATTTACAGGTAACACAGGTATGGCAGGTAAAGTATGTTATAATCCTGATACAGGTCGGTTATTTAAAACTGACTTTGTTGACTTCGAATAACTAAACAAAGAAAGACTTTAAGTGAATCCGTTAAATTATTTAACAGAACGAGTGTCTAAAGTCGTAATCAACAGCGATAAGATCTACAATGAGGGTGCTCGCCTTCTAGCACACTATCCAACATGGGAATATGAACTTGAAAGATTTATCAACGAGTCTTGGGATACCCTCCTTAGATACTGCATTCGTAACAAGAACGCAACGCATAGCGCCTCTGTTAAGCTCACCTTTGCTTCTGACCTTATCGGAAAAAGAATTGCAAGAGCTATTGGAGCTGACGAACTTGATATCAAGTCAACTTTATCGCTTGGAGATCTTCTTCTCGAAACATTTCTTCAAGATGGACTGATTGATATCTTCAGGGAGTATGCTGGTTACAAAGCACCATACATGGTACGTATTGTTAACCAAGCAGATGATATCAAGCCAACATTGATTGGTACTTCCTTTGAACCTTTGCTACCTATCATGGGTTTATATAGCCCATTAACTAAAGAACCATTTATTAAGGGCTGGACTAACTCTAAGCTATTCCATGACAACCTTAATAAAACATTTGTAAGGTCTCTTGAGACCCTTCGACAACAGTCTTGGAAGCTTAACATCCCTGTGTTAACTGCTATGCAAGCACAGACTCCTAAGGAAATCCTTGAGTTAGTCGATGAAGACGGTGTTGTGAGAGAATACAACATACACCATGAGAACCTAGACTTACCTAAAAAACTGTCTCACACAGATGGTACTAAGTTCCTTGGTAAGAAAGACCCTAAGCTACAACGTATGATGAGTAAATACTTTGAATATATGCAAGTGCTTAAAAAGGCTGAAATGATTGGTGAAAGAACCTTCTTTCAAGAAGTCTCTTGTGACTACCGAGGTAGAGTATACTATGCAGAATCATTCTTAGAGTTCCAAGGTAGTGATCTTGCTCGTAGCTTGTTTATGTTTGCTAACAAAAAGAAAGTTACTGAGAGAGGTTTATTCTGGATCAAGGTACATACAGCAGCTTGCTTTAACGAATCATTTGTTATAGATCAGATACCTAAATACTTTACTACAGACTACAAAGCTTACTTAATTGAAGAAGGTCTTGACACTATATCTGTAGACAAGATGACTCTGGAAGATCGAGTTGCATGGGTAGATAACAACATTGAATTTATCTATGAGGTAGCCCGTACTAAAACTATACATGAGTCTGCTGAAAAAGCTTATAGCTTCTTAGCTTGTTGTAATGAATTGTTAGCATACAAGAGAGCAATGATGGAAGGTAAAGACTTTATGTCTGGTCTACCTATACCTATTGACGGTTCTAATAATGGCTGGCAACACTTGGCGGCTATGTCCAAGGATAAACAAGCTGGTACGCTGGTGTCTCTTGTTCCTACAAATATCCAGAAAGACTTCTATGTAGCTGTAGCTAAAGAACTAATCAGCATTATGCCTGAGTACTTTGAGATCAAAGATATGCCTATGAAACATATCCGTAAGGGTATCGCTAAGAGAGGCTCAATGACTCGTGCATACAGTGCTGGTAAGATGCGTATCGCCA